GCATATTTGCTGGAATATACTCTTTTCTTTTTGCCGTCTACTCCACTTGTAAGATTTGCTCTTCTAATCATTTCTTCCTGCACTAACATGAATATATCTCGGGCTATGATTGGCTCCTGACTATCCTTTACATAGTACTGAGGAACTGTACCATCGTTCTTAATTCGTATTTTCTCAATGAAGTCTGTTGTGATTGTCTTCTGTAAAAGTGCATCACCCATATATTTTTCGTTTCTAAGTATCCCTCGAATTGTGCTTAGATGCCATTTATATCTTTTGCCCCCAGTCCTTATTTTGTCTTTTTCCAATCCATTTGCAATATCCCTAAAACTCGCACCCTCTAGGTACTCTCTGAAAATTCGTCTAATAATCTTCGCCTCATTCTCATCAACAATAAGCTTGCCATCTTCGTCCTTTGTATAGCCTAAAAAGTGCTCATGATTGACCTGCACCTTTCCTTCTTGGTATCTAAACTGTAGTCCTAACTTTATATTTTGTGAAAGAGAGGCTGACTCTTGTTGTGCAAGAGATGCCATGATAGTAAGAAGAAGTTCGCCAGATGCTTCTAGGGTATTGATGTTTTCTTTTTCAAATACGATAGCGATATTCTTTTCCTTTAGCTTTCTAACATATTTCAGGCAGTCAATAGTATTTCTTGCAAACCTACTGATGGACTTGGTAATAATCATATCGACTTTTCCTTCCATACAGTCATCAATCATCTCTATGAATCCTTCTCTTTTCTTAATGTTAGTGCCGGAAATTCCATCGTCAGTATATATCCCAGCAAGCTCCCATTCTTTATTCCTGCCAATATATTCTGTATAGTGCTGAACCTGCACATCATAACTTCCTGCCTGCTCATCGCTGTCAGTACTAACTCGACAGTACGCTGCGACTCTTAATTTAGGCTTATTTTCTTTACTTGTTATTCGATTACCAGCTCGTATTCTAGCAGGTATTAATGTTACGTTCTCATTCATTTACTACCTCCACTATTTGACTATATGCATACTCTGCCTGCTTATATGGATCCTTATATTTTTCTTCTATCTTTCTAATCTTAAAAGCTCCGATTTCTGCTTTTGGGTGAGGTCTATAAATTCCTATGCGATTTTGACTTCTCACATTATGTTCTCTGATTTCCTGTGCCTTTGCAAAAATATCTTCATCAATAATCTGTGGATAATATACTGTCCCAAGATATACTTTATTCTTTAGAATTCTACCTATAACTGAATGAGTCTTATCAATTCCAGCTTTCTTAGCAGCAGCTCTCATAGACTTACAATCAATGTATTCTTGATAAAGAACCTTGATTCTTTCTGCATCAACTTCATCAACTACCGCTATTCCATTTTCGATGCGGTATCCATATGGTGTATGTGTCATATCTTTACCAACCTTTCTGTTAAATTCAGCCCACATTTTAAAGCGAAAGTTATTTCATTTCTGTTATTAACTTTAATCGTATCAACATATTCTAGAAATAAGGCATCATTAAATTCTGTGATAACTTCTTTTTTAGATGTAAATCTAAGAAGTTTCTGTGCCTCATCTAAATGACTTAAATCTCCGTTAATGCTTTTTACAATAAGCTGTTTATTTCTTGCCAGCCTATCCGCTTCTAAGGTCAACTGATTATTTTCTGCGTGAAAAACCTCTGGCTCGATATAACCAGAACTCATCAGATTTGTTAGAACTGTTGCCTGCTCCGTATTTTTTTCAATCTGCTCTTCCAAGGCTAGTACCTGTTTTAGTCTTTGCTTATTGTTTGTTCCCTTAAGACTCATAACAAAAGGTTTCAAAACTTGGTCATGTACAATCTGCAGTTTACGAATCATTCTAAGAAATGCAGTCTTTATATCCTCATCACGAATGTACATCATTGAACAAGCATTTTTATCTGTAATATGTCTATTACAGCACCAAGCCACATAATCTCCACTTGGTTTGTAGTGCTGTCTCCTCTTGAAAGTCGCTCCACATTCACCACAGTAGATTTTTCCTGAAAATACATATCTACTCTGGTATTTCCCTGTACCTTTTTCAATGCTTTTTTCTCTTCCTCTTTGCTTGATTACTTCTGCTACCTTATCAAAGATCTCATGACTAATAATCGGCTCGTGATGGTTTTTATAAAGGTACATATTTTCTTCACCATAATTGATATGGCGGTTATAATTATCGTCTGTATATGTCTTTTGAAATATCGCATCGCCTGTGTACTTCTCATTTTGTAAAATTCCTCTTACAGTAGAACCATGCCATTTAGCTCCCTTCTTGCTTGGGATACTTCTATTATTTAGCTCTCTAGCTATAAGATGGGTTCCCATTCCATTAATTATCATAGTAAAAATTTCTTTAACAATATCTGCTTCCTTTTGGACAATATTCATTTTTCCATCCTTGTTTTCATAGCCATATGGTGGATAGCTGATGATAAAGGTTCCTGCCTTAAAACGGTTTTTTATAGACCACTTACTGTTTTGTGAAATTGATTTTGACTCACTTTCAGCAATAGAGCTTAAAATAGAAAGCATAAGCTCTGAACTCATGTGTTCAGTATCTATATTCTCCTTCTCAAAAAATAAGAAAACCTTTAAACTTGTAAGTTTTCTTACCATTTCAAGACAGTCCGTTGTGTTTCGCGAAAACCTACTGATGGACTTTGTAATCACACGATCAATCTTTCCATCTTCACAGTCTTTTAATAGAGCAAGCAACCCCTCTCGCTTTTCTATCTTCGTTCCAGATATTCCTTCATCATAATAAAGACCTGCATATTCCCAGCTAGTATTTGCATTAATATAAGATTCATAATGTTCCTTTTGTATTTCTAAACTAAGTAGCTGTTCTTCGGATTTGGTTGATACTCTAGTATAGGCAGCGACACGTATTTTTCTTTCTTTCACGAAGCCTTTTGTAGCTTCGATTTTTGTTATCCTTGCCATTGTCTCACCTCCTTATTTTATCAGTACTATATATCACTCTACTTGCTGCAATTATCAAGTCATATATCCATCAAATCCTTATAAAAAGGAGAAAATTTTTCTATGTTCAATACCTTAATTTTGTTGTACTCTTCTGTGGAAATAAGTCCTTGCTCCAACAAAGATTGTGTTAGTTTATGGGCTATTTCATATTCAAAATCCTTACGCATGGCTTCCTTTGTCATCTTGCGGGCGGATACATCAATGGAAGAAGGTATGCAATTAGTTACATGCATTCTCCTCACCTCCAAATCTGTCATTGATATAACATTGATGACTACAGTATTTTCGATTCTTATTTCCATAGGGAAAAAATGTCTTATCGCAATATCTACAGACGCACTCATAGCTTGCCTTTCTATCTACCTCATCCATATGGCTATTCCACCATTTGTTTCTACAGCTATCTGAACAGAATCTTTTTTTCTTTCTTCCAACAGGCTGAGGAGTTGGCTTCCGGCAAAATTCACAAACGCTCAAATCTCCCTTATCTTTTTTTGTTTCAGTGATACCATTGCGTCTGAAAAAACTTTTAATAGTATTTTTAGAAATATCCATTCTCTTGGCTATTTCTGTATAGCTTAGCCCTTCTTCTCTTAATTCTCTAACTCTTGCCTTTTCATCTTGGTTCATAGTTTCTGCTCCCTTCTAAGTATCTAAGGGAGTTTTAAAGATGATTTTCCGGATAAAAATCAAAATATTTTCTCCCTGCATATCACAGGCAAAGAAAAATAGCTAATTTTTAACCTCAAATAAAAAAAACCTGAAGATCAATTCCATTTAAGGAACAACCTTCAGGCAATTTTTCGTTATTTAGTTATAAGATTTCATTTACTCTTTTTTGTACGGCATTATAATCATATCCTGCTGCTTTAAGTCGGTTTACTCTGTCCTGTCCATTACCCCAATCACCTCTAATCACTTCTCTTGCGATAGTATCAATAGACTTTGTTTTTGATGAGCCACTTAGGATTTCATTCACTCTGTTTTGCACAGCATCATAATCATATCCTGCTGCTCTAAGTCGGTTTGCTCTGTCACTTCCATTTCCCCAATTTCCTGATAGAACTTCGTGTGCTAAGGTATCTACACTCTTTGATTGAGTAACCTTATTTGGATATACTTCATTTCCACTTGCATCAAACACCTTATATCCCGCATTGGCATTGGCACACTTCTTTGCATTATCAAAATCTCTAAAGGCTCCTTTTTGACTCTTTACATCAGACCAAGATTTTCTAACCCTGTATAAAGAAGAAGTGCTCGCTCCACCAGAAGATGAACTATTTCCTGAAAGCCTTTTATTTACCTCACTTGCAATATACGAAAATTTGCTGCCTAGATATGGCCCTGGACAATTTGTATTGGCATACCACTCATGCTTTTGAAGCACTCCATCTTTTCCACCCGTATAGGTACAGTTTCTAATACCATTTCTTCTACAAATATCTGTAACTAAATCAATCAGTGTAGCAAGAGTCCTATCACTTACTGGCCAATTTCCGCCATTTGCTGAATTTGCCACCTCGATTGTAACTGCTCTATTATCACACCATGAACTTGATGTACACCAAGAGCGATTAGCCTCATCAACACATAAGACAATCTTATTATCATTTCCTATACCATAGTTACAAGATGCCTGCCTTGATGTTGGTCTAAAAATTTGACCGATTGTAGCTGCACTAATTGCACCAGCTGTATGGTGAATTGCTATCTTTGTAATTGGCTGATTTCTATGTCCACTATGATTTGGACTAAGCATCGTCATATTTACTAAACTACTATTACTCATGTTCCTTTCCTCCTCTTTCCTTATCGTGTAACTGTTCTAAAACTGCTTTTAATTTGTCAGGTACTGGAAGGCCGATATGTGCAGCATTTTCAATAAGGGAAAGTCCCTCGTTTGATAGATAAAAGAAAACAACTGCTGTTCTTAGCACACTTCCCGACTTGATAATCTGAACATCAATAATGTTTGCTATTCCTACGAGCATAAAAATAAGCACCTTTCTACAGATGCCCTTAAACCCAACAGAACTAGATAACTTCTTATCTGTTATCGCACACATCACTCCTGTGATGTAATCAATGACTACGAATAAAAGAAGTGCGAGTATTAGTCCATCGCACCCTCCTAGAAAATATCCTAGCCATCCTCCAACTCCAGCAAATGTAAGCTGAATCATACTCCAAAATTCTTTCATATTAATTTCCTCCTAACCACATTGTCATATCCATAGATGCAAATAAATCAACTATAATCGGTAATTCATAAGTCGGTGCTGATGTTGTATAAATCACTAGCTCATTTGTTATACCTAATGGATATTTTAGAACGCCTGCTAATTTATTTGGCTCAAGCCTTAAAGTATCTATACGAACAAATATAGATACCTTATCAAGCTCGACATTTTGCATTTTTTCTTTTAATCTTTTAAACTTAAATACACCTTCTGTTTTCTCCCATTCGTTCGGCTTTATATTTAACTGTATATGAAATGCCGGCTTTTCCGATTCAATATACTGTACGATAAGGTCATACATCTTTGATATGTACTCTTTATTCACAACAACCTTACTTTCCGTTGTTCTTTCAAACTCCGGAGTTTCTACAGTAGGTCTTCCTTTGAATACCGGACTATCAAGTAGTGCAAATTTAGACTTTATCTTTTCATAAAATCTATCCAGCCCTTCTTTACTTAAAAACTTTTTAGCCATACAGAACACCTACACAAAAAGAGCATCAATCTCTTCATTTGTAATACTACTAATATCCACCGCTTTAAGGTAACCGCTAAGATCTACTGATGTTGTACCAATCTTTTCAAACTTATCATTCAGCCAGATAAATTCATCATAGGCATCATTATCACCTTTAGCATTTGAAACAAGATAAATAGTTGCCTTTTCACCACTAGCTGGAAGCTCTTCTACCACAGAAAACTCAATAGATTTTACAATACCAATAAGACCTTTGACTTCTTCAGTAAGCTCTGCTTTTTTTACAAAGTCTGCATAGTCCTCAAGTTCTACTACTTTCTTAGGAATAGACGCTACTTTAGCATAAGCCTCAATACCTTCCATACCATCAATTCTATGGGGAATTTCTGATTTCTTAGCATAATCACCTGCATCTTCTAAGCTTTCTACCTTACTTGGAACACTTGATTTAAGTGCATAGTTTTCAGCATCCAAAAGATCTGTTACATTCTTTGGAATAGCCGTCTTTACTTCATCAAGTTCTGTCTTTTTTACAAAAGTATCCTTTATTTTCTTCCATACATATAAAAGTCCGTTGTTATCTAAATATTTTGTTGCCATTTTTCTTCCTCCTGTTATTTAAGTAATTCTTCAAGTTCAATATTTGTAATTGAATTAAGTCCGAGTTCTTCAAGACTTCTGTTTCCAATCAGCTTTACTTCATTTATCTTTGGCTGATTGACTAAGCTATTGTAGTCAGTTGAACAAGAGTCTGTAACCCTGATAATCGTTTCAAATGATGTATCCATCGGTGCATCTCTTTTAAAGCTTGCATTAATTTCTGCCATTAAATCTCACCATCCTTTAAAATTTCATATGTGCTAGTTCGTATTAAAGATGATGCTATTGCACTTCCATCAGAAAACTTTGCTCTTATTTGGATTGTCACAATTCCCTCCATAAAAAGCAGCGTGTCTTTCTGAGATAGATAAACAGATACAATATTATTTTGTATTTTCACTTCATCAATACTCTTTTCTAATATTACCTTGCCATTTTGTTTGTAGGTAATAAAAAGGACAGATGCATTTGTCAAATCCACATCTGTCCGAAAGATATTGATTGGTGTTGTTCCTCGGTGCATTGGTCATCCTCCTATGCTTTTTCTTCATTTTTTGCTTTTAGTTTTAGGATTTCATCATTAAGTTCTTTTTCTCTATCTTCATAGTATTTATCTAGATTTTCTCTAAAAGCATTACATTCCAGTGAATTTTCACTTATCACAGCTGACCTTACATCAGCGAGTATCCCAGCAAGTATTCCTTCTACCATATAGGTTGGAATAGGTATTCTTTGCTGCATAGCTGCTATATGTGAGTTTAACTCTCCTCTAAATTTTTGATAGGCAAGAGCGTAATTAATAATTGGTTTCTCCATGTCCTTCCTCCCTGTCTTTTAGTATTAAATCCAGCTTTCGATTGATTTCTTCAAGAAGAAGTATATTTTTATCTTCTTTTACTTCCTGCTTTTTTACTACATCTTTTTTTAATGTTCCTTCATTTATCACTACTTCATTTGTATTAATAATCAGTTCTGACATCTTTATCTCCTATTCATAATAATTCAAATCCATTAGAATCCCGTCTTTAAATACCATGCGTCCATTTGGTCCCCAGCTTGCTACCGTCCCATTTGAGTTCATCCTAAGTATCTGTACAAAATTAATTGTTGCATTAACCCCAAAGCCATCTCTCCACTGTGGATCAACGATTTTAAACCCATGAGCATAAAAATTACAGCCTAGATGAATGCCATAATCACTATAGATACTTCCTGAACGTGAGAAACACAGCATAGTAGTGTAACTTCCTGAATTTGCGTATTCTTGTTGGGAAAAAGCCATGTATTTACCTTCACTGTCAAGATCAAAAACTAGACCTTTATGTGAACTGTTTGCACTCCATACATTTGTACCAATTTTACCTATATACTTCCCATCACGATAAAAATGGTTGCCGTTTTCGTCAAAGGAAGCTCTCTTATGACTAGAGTCAATCGTACCGTTATATAAGCCAATCTCTCCTGCCGTTATCTGAACATAACTGCTTGCACTATTAAACCCAAGTAAGAAACTGTTATAATTTTGTCTCATAAATGTTCCAAACTCACCTTTTTTAACCATTGAGGAAATAGAGCCTTCTACCACAGATATTTTTGAAATCGCAGTTTCTGCCTTTTCTTTAGCTGCCTGTATGTCCTTATCCCTTACTCTCACCCATTCAAATGAGATAGAAGAACTGATACTCTCAGATGACGAATATTTCCATAGCATTCTCGTACCATCTTTGTATGGTGAGTGTTCTGATTCAGGATAATTACTACCAGAAAGGTTGATTATCTCTCCTGCATCAGTTGGTAAGCTAGAAACATCCCCTATAAGTTCCTTGTAAGAATCCACTTTTTTAATGTAGTCAATCTTAAATCCATAATAGTCATGCCCCGAGCCGTCACACCTCCAGTAGAGCCAAAACTTATCAGATGGAATGAAAACTATTTGACCTGCTATACTTGTTCCACCATACCTTGGGAATACATAAATCTTACC